TTTACCAAAGCCGAAAAAGCCCGTCACTGCTTCTTTCGCCCCGCCGAGCGCACCCGTTACAGCTTCACCCGCTGCGCCAAGTTTCTCCTTTACAGCATTAGCAACGGCGGCGGCGGCGGCTTTAACTTCCGCAAGTTTAGATTTCAAGCCGTCCACAAGCCCACTAACGATATTTGAACCGATAGACAACATTTCTGCGGGAAGGCCCGTGAATGCCTCAACTATGGCATCTGCTATTTCTACAGCCTTGGTTTTTACAGCTTCAACGGCACCAGTTATCGCCGTTATCATTTCATCGAATGACGCCTTTACGGCCGCTAAAGGAGCGCGAAGTGAAACCCCAAAATTATATAATGCCCAAAACGCCGTATCCAGCCATCCCGCCACGGTATCCCATGCGGTTTTCAATGCCTTCAGCACATCAATCACAGTGTCAACAGCATCCTTGAACGAGGCCCATGATGAATTTGCTTTTTCGATAAAGGCAGGAAACTCAGCTTTTGCCTTTTCAACCCACTCCAAGAATTTATCAAATGCGGGCATTAATGTATTCTCAAAGTAGGTGGCCATACTTGCGGCAACCTCTTCAATATTTGGTATTTGTTCAACAAGTTTTTCAATCGCCGGAACTATATACACAAGCAATTTGTCGCCAAGTTCTGTGGCGGCAATCTTCACTTTATTTAATGCCGTCCAAAACCTATCAGAAAGGCTCGCCTGTATTTTTCCAACAGCAGAATCTGTTTCACCTGTGCGCGTTCCCATGTCTTTCATTGTGTCATTAAATGTGGACATATCATCATTCAGCAGCGCCATAATAGCAACGACAGCCTCTTGCGATCCGAATAGTTTCGAAAGTTCTTCCGCCGAGCCGCCTGTTGCAGTGGCTAAAGACCCCAAGAACCCGCCAAGCCCCTGAGCTTCCAATGCAGCCGCGCTGAAATCAAGGCCCAAAGCATCCGCCGCTTTACCAGCGTCTTTTGTGGGTTTCAAAACGCCCGCTAGAACCTGCTTTAAGCCCGTTACACTCTCAGCCGTGGATATGCCGAGTGTTGTCATGGTGGCAACGGCTGCGGCAACCTCATCAAAGCCAAGGCCCACGGCTGCGGCAACTGGCAGAACCTTACCAAGCGACGAACCAAGCTCGCCAATTGTGGTTTTACCAGCCTTCATCGCAACAAAAAGAACATCACTGGCATCTGCCGCCGTCATACCAGAACTGGCGTAGACGTTTATCGCAGAACTAAGAACATCTACCGCCGTCGTAATGTCAGTAACGCCGCCTTTTGCTAGTTTGTTGGCACTTTCCATTAAAACAGCAGCGGCCTCAACGTTTTCAGAACCCGCCGAAATCGCTTGATAGAAACCTTTAACTTGTTCAGTGGCAGACGTGCCAAAAGCCTCGCCCAAATCAAGAGCGTGGCGTTTAAGCGCATCCATTTCTTCGCTAGTGCCTTCTAGAAGCGTTGATGTCTCCGCAAGTGCTGCGTCAAGGTCTAAAGCCAGCTTAACACCGACAACACCGAAACCAATCATTGCCGTCGCAACCGCTTTTGCTGCGCCCGTGGCGAATTTCGCAACAGAAGCCCTCGCGCGGCCCATCCCTTTCTCTAGATCTTTGGTGTTAGCCCCGATCTTTACATTCAACTTAGGCAGCATTGGCTCGATCCATCCATTTCTTAAATCGTCGCACCTCGGATTGGCTCAACTCTTTAGTTTTTTGGGGCTGTTCTGAACCCACCAACCACCAGAAATGCCGTGGCTTCATTTTCCAAAACTCCGAAGGGGCTATGTTATGCTGCTTTACAGCCAAAATATAGCAAGACCTTACGAAGCCTTGGTCTTTTTTCCGCTTTCTTCTCCGTCCGATTCCGGCGCGCCATCCATTAGGATAGAAATCAAGGAAGCAATCGCCTCCGCAATCATCAATTCGCCGCCGTCATGATCGCCCTTCATTTGGCCCATCATTTCGGAATGAATTTCGCGCGGAGTTGTATTACCTCCGGCAAAGTTAATCATTTCTGCATAGCAGCGAGCCAATTTGTGAAACTTTGGCTTGTTGCCCATTTCAGCAAGTTCGGCGAGCGTTACGATTTCTTCGATACGCTCACCAACATCAAATGCCTCGGTTTCGTTGATGGTTAGGGTCTCGCCCTTCCATTCAATTTTAATGGCTTTCATGGATCACCTATATTGCTGCGGTATAAGTGAATGTTCCCGAACTTTGAAGTGTAGCTGTGAATGTAACAGCCCCGTCATGCTCGCCGCTTTCCTCGTAACTTGCAAGGAAGAAGTTGCCAGCAATATCGCCACCGTCTGCGAAGTCCAAAGTGCAGTCCGTCAAAAGCAATGCGGTATCAGCCGCCAACGCTTTTCCACGAAACACCTTATCATCCCAAACACCGGAAATAGAAAGGTCCATTGAGCGCTGCCCCGAAAAGCTGCCAAGCTCACGAAATCCACCGCTTGCAATATCGGTAATATCAACGGGGGAATTATCAATCGTCATGCTGTTAGCACGCGCTCCCGCGATTGCTGTGGCGGCAATCTTGATTAGTAATCCACGTCCTGTATCAGCCATTGGTTTCTCCTAAGTTTGACTTGTGCGTTTATAACATTTTTTGTGCGCTATGAAAAGGTGTATGTAATTCGGAACGATAACACGGCGCGCTTCGTGTGTCCGTCAGGGTCGGAAAGATAGTTTGCAGATTGTTGAACGGTCATTACATGATCGGAGTTTTCAATCGTTAAACCGCGATGATGCAAGGCAAACCATATTAATTCGCCTATTTCCTTTACTTCAATAAGATTATTACTGCGTGACCATACATCAATCTGGCATAATGCTTCCGCGCCGAAATCCGTCTTGGTATCCCACGGCGTTATATTATCCCGACCGATTGTAATATATGGAAAACCATCATCTTCTTCTGGCTTTGCGGGTTGCTGCACGTCAGCATAAACGCCAACAACCGCCGCTGCGACATCAATATCGCCCGTTAGTTTTAAGTATAGCGCACGTTGTAAGGCATCTGCGTTCATGGCATTGATCTCCGTATAGCTGTTTCCATTCTTCTGCGATATTTCGGGAGCATTTCTTCTACAGCAGGAACCCACGCGGGGCGGGGCTCGATGTCCATTGTTCCGAACTCCAAATATGGCCCGTATTCAGCCACCGTGAAAACCGAAACTGCGAGTTTGCCAGCCTTCTTAAAATCAACTGTCCCAGCCAGCCTTCCTGTGTCGGTCATTGGGGCTTCACCAGCAGCAGAGGCTTGATGTGCAATAGTTCCACGACGATATATTGCGCCTGTCGCTGGCCCATGATTATACCGCTTTATAATATCGCCACGTAATTCAAGGCCCGTGGCAGATAGAGCCTTGTCAACATGCGCCTCGGCTTCCTTGGATAATCTGCTTAACACTCTGGCCAGTTTTGCTTCGCCTTCAATCGAGATTGTTACACTCATACCGCCGCCCCGCCATCCAGATCAATCACCAACCAGCGGTCCTGAAGTTCTAAATTGTTGATAAAACGAATATTGTGGCTTCTTGTTCTGATAACAACCCTATCGCTTTCCAGTAAGCCGGAGAAATAACGCACCGTAATCCGCCATTTAGTTCCGGCCTCGATGCGCTCACTAGCGTATCGCTCGCCTCCACTGAGGGCTTTGACGTGTGCTTGTGTAGGTGCGCCGCTAATCGCCGCCCACGCCTCTGTGTAGCCGCCAGCACCGTCGCTAACCTTTGTTGCCCGTTGAAACGTAATGGGTTCTCGAAGCATTCCAGCATTCATGTCACAGCATTTATTCATATTTCATGAGCTTTATAAGTATTCAAGATAGATATTACGCCACTTTGTGACATTGCTTGTCCCATATCACAGCCATCGCCACGGTGAGCATACAAATACGCTGCTAGTTGTTTAACTGCTCGCTTCAAAGGGGCCGGAACATCGGAAGCACTGGAGCCATAGCCGGATATATATATAATTTCAATCGCATTATTTGCCCGCATTGCAATTGGCCAAACGGCCCCGCGTTGCAATGTTATGCGCCCCGGCATTTGCTGTGTATCAATATCAAATACATCGGCAACTGTAACCGCCGAAGAAGTACCGTCCTCATCATAAACCGTAACGCTGGTAATAGATTGAAGAGGGTATTTTGGCAATTCAACATCGACTAAGTGCGGAGCGGCATAAATGCTATTGATGTGGCCTTGCCGCACACCATCCCACCATCGTTCTTGACCATGCGGCCATGAGTCAAGCGTTAAGGTCCAGCTTTGGGTAAGCATTGCCATGCCTATATGATCCTCGATCATCTGACGGGCTTCGGCAAGTAAATCAAGCAAGTAAATGTCGTCACCAGAACCATCAAGCCGCATGTGTTCTTTCAATTCGTTAAGAGTTACTGGCTCAACTGTTGGTTCCGTTAATATACGGTTGCCGCGATGCTGGTGTAGGTGGATGGTTTGGCGAATACTCATGCTAAATCCCTTTCAACAATAAGCAAATCATAACCGCTATTCGGGAATGTTTCAACAGAAGCATCAGAAGCAATAACTTCGAACTCGTAATAATAATTGCCAACGCTAATCGTTCCGTCAAACGTATATGAAACAATGCCAGACGCGGCGGTCACAATGGTTGCGGCGGCATCAATTTGACTGACCCCTTGCCGATTGCTGACGTGAATAGTCACAGCCGCGCCCGTTAAATTTACAGCATCACCATCAGCGTCTTGCAGGGTTTGCTGCAAAGTCGGGGAAGTGTCGTTGCTCTTGATGTAAAAAGTGTTAGCCATTGCTCACCGTCCTATTTTGCGAGGATACAGAATTGGATGCGTTGCTACTGTATGCCCGTATAATTGTTGCGACTTCCATTAAAATCGAAAACCCGCTTTCTGTTAAAATCGAAAACCCGCTTTCTGTGAGTAATGAAGTCTCGTAGGTTACTATTGGCGAAGATATAGCAATTGTTGTGTTAATGCTCGCTGTAAGCGCAGATACGTTTAAGCTATCCATTATTTATTCCTCTTCCTGCGCTTGGTTTCCGTTGGAAGCGTGATCTTCGTCTCTTTAACTGGATTAAACATTGCCTGTGCAGCGTGATCTGCAATCGCCCATTCCGCTACCTGACCTTCAACAATCATTCCTTCATCGAATATCACAACCGTGTGACCAGCAGGGGCGCACTTATAGCCCCCTTGTTTCGTTATTTTTGCCCGCTTAATCATTATGCAGACCGAGCAATGATGGCAATCTGATAAGTGGCAGAAGCACCGGAACTGTTCGCAATCCGAAGAATGTCGCCAGTACCAGCGACAACAGTGCCAATTCCAGCCGCATCGCCCGCTGCAAGCATAAATACGCCCGCTGGTTTGATTGGCCCAATGGTATCAGTCGCGCCTAGAAAGCCGATAAACGGGTTAGACCCAGCGCCTATGGTTAAATCAGTGCTGTTTGCAGTTCCAGAAATAGGCCCGTTGATTATCATAATTGCCACGATTTCAGCCGCAGCGATAGTAACACCGAAAGCATCAGTCAAAACACCGGACAAGTCGATGTCATCGTTTGCGCCCGTGGTAACAGTCCGTTCGTCGGCATAAATCAAATCAGCTTTGTTCGCTGTTGTACCGTCTGTTAGCCTTTGGATTTTCTCGATGGTTGGCGTGAATTTATCAGTAAACGCATTGCCGCCAGTTTGACTAGCTACAATTTTAGCTGTGAATGTTGCTTGTAGTGTCATGATCTTCTCCTGCTAAATTCAGATATGGGGCCAGTTTCCCAGCCCCACCTCAAAACTTAGGTTCGTGCTACAGAAGTGCCGTTGAACGTAGTAGCTGCACGATGTGGTTTGTTTAGAACCGCCACAACGTGAATTTCAGCACTGGAGCCAGTGGTGCCCGTAACGGTAACGCCAACATAGCGATTACTGCCCTTGTAGCCAAAGCCGCCGAGCATCACGTCATCATTCGAATCAGTTGCTTCTGTGAAAGTTACGTTTCCGTCAACCTCATCACCCACTGCAACAGTCGAGGAGGCCGCATCAGTCGTATCTGCGCTTTCCTGTAGTGTGACAGTATAGCCGGAAGCCGTACCCGCGTCAGTGACGGTCCCATTGAGAACCGCAATAGTGCAAGCATCGAATCCGCGCGTGTCCACATAAGCGGACGTTGCAGGTGTAGTTCCAGAAACAGCGACGGTTCCAAGGTGAACCACCTGTTTATTATTTAGCATATCACGCATCTCTATATTCCTTATATCGGCGTGGAAAGGGAAACAGGGCCATTACAGCCCCGTCATTATTAGGCTTTGAAGTTAACCAGTTTCATGCTTTCAAAGTTAAGCACATCGCCGCCAACCCGTTTAGTGGTGTAGAATTCCACGTAAGGTTTTGCCGAATACGGGTCACGCAGTGTGCGAATGCCCATACGATCAACAATCTGGTAAGTCGCGCGCATATCACCAACGGCGATAGACAGCGAACCAGTTGCAGGATCAGCCATATCCTCGAAAGAGGCTAGGGGATAACCCAAAATCGACGCAGGTTGACCAGCAGCAATACCCGGCGACCAAAGATAAGCACCATCGCTATCTTTAAGTTTCCGTGTAAGTTTTGCTGTGGCGCGGTTCATAAACCACGTTGCGTTCGCACGATACTGCGCTTTAAGAGCATACAAAGCGTTGATAAGAACATCGCCGCCATTAGGTGCAGCGGCAAATGCGCCGTTTACGCCTGTGTCATATTGCTCAATTGCGCCAATCTCGAATGTGCCAGCCGTAGCGCGGTCAGCATATGTCAAGAAGCCACGAGGTTTGTTGATACCATTACCAGTGCAGAAAGCAGAGGATTCGGTGCGCCCAAATTGATCGGCAACACGTTCAGCAAGCCATGACTCGATGTTCATTTCTGCATCATCAAGAATTTTCTGCGTTGCTTTTGGCTTCGCGGAAAGTTCATGTACAGGAATGCGCCAAGCGCCAAGCTCTGGCGTATCAGTGGTTGCGCGTGTGGCAGTTTCACCAACCCACGAAGCAGAAGCCTCGTCAGTGTCAAACAAACCCTCTAGCGCATCAGTTCCGATAGCCTGAATTGAAGCATACGCACGCATTGGCGATGTTTCATATACCTGCTTAACAATGCGACCAGACATATCAGGATGAACAACGTATCCACCATCAACATCAGAACCAACCGACAGTGCTTTAACTTCGTCGGCATTCAGCGCACGATCATCCTTGCGTAGATAGCGGTCAAACGCTGCCTTATATCCGCGCATTTCATCATGGCTATATTCAGCCACATCAGAACCGCGACGGCGTGCAACAGAGCTTGCCCATTTAAGAGCTTTCGCATCAACATCAACTTCATTGCCGCTTTCATCTGTGACAATACGTGTTTGACGCTTTTGCGAAAGTTCGAATTTATCCAGACGGTCTTGCGACTTTTGCATGTCTTCGTTAATTTTATTCAGCTTGTTCTCTGTTAGAGGATCAGCAGAACCTTTTTCTTCAATCTCTTTAAGACGAAGATCGTTAGCCTCCTTAAAGGCTTCAAAACCAGTGCTTACGGATTCAACCGCTTTGCCTAGTTCTTTCATATCTAGCTCAGACATTTAATTTCTCCTGTAATTGAGCGAGTTGGGTTTTAAGGGCTTTCATGCCCTCTGTATCAACCTCATCAACTACATCGTCCCGATGCACCGTTAGGCCCGCGAAACCATCGGCGGCAACCGCTTTGGCTTCTTTTTGAGAAAAACCAGCGTCCCGCAAGGCTTTCTCGAATTCTCGTATTGTCTTGATCGACTTTATATCTGTGATTTTCGCATCTGGCAACATGGGAAAAGTTACCAGTGAAATCTCGAACAGATCAAGTTCGTATAGTTTGCGAACATTGCCATCACCCTCGAATGATGCCTCAACGGTGCGATACCCTATGGACATGCTATCAATCGCGCCCGCGCGCATGAGGGCCATTGCCTCTGCGCCTTGCTGAACGTCCTTGAGAATGCGGCCCTTAACAAATAGCCCGCGTTCATCTTCGCGTATTTCATCCCATACGCCGATTGGGTCGGCCATATTGTGCTGCCATAACAGTTTGACTTTGCGCCCACTGCCTAGCGATTTGGTGAATGCGCCACGTTCTACAACGTCCATGCCCTGATCGACAACGCCGAACACTGAGGCATAGCCCTCGAACACACCATCTTTGTCAGGCTCGCGCTTAAACTCGAATGGTGCAGATAAATGTTTTATTTCATTTGGCATGTCTTGTCCTTTTTCGCATAGTACACTTTTTCGGCCCTTTTGAAAACAATTAATCTTTTACGATGTGCGAGACGGCACATCTACAGTTTATTATATTACCCGATGACCCATTTGGATCGCCGGGGTACATTAGTCGTTCACCGCCCACATTAAAGGCCATGTCCATATCTCTTACCTGCCCATCTGCTGCGGAATGGGCTGGGCGTGTGCGTTCACTATTCGCTGATACCCACTCCTTTTGCAGAACTAGCCCTGTGGCCCTTGCCGCTTGGTCTGCGCCTACGTTTGCAGCCCCATGTGTTTCTGTTCTTGCGATAAGATTGGCCCGTATCCGTGTGATTGCTGGCAATGCCTTGCTTATATCACGCGATATTTGTGCAACACCTAATCCCTCGGCCTGTCCTGCAATGATCTGGTTAACAATCTGCGTGCGTGTTGTTTCGGATACTGACGTGATGCGCTTGCGTATGCCTTCGCTCTGAATGTATTCCGTGGCAATTCTCTCAAAGAATTCCGAAAACCCCAGTTTGGTTTCAACTATTAGACCCAAAGCCTTGCCTTGATCTAGTATACGCTCGCCAAATACTTCGATAGATACAAGCGCAAGGGCTTTGTATATCGCTGTGATGCTCTGTGTGTGGTTTCTAGGCTGTGCGGGTGCGGAGCCTGTCGCCTTAAACGACTTTAGCATTTCAACAGATGCGCGGTTTATCTCTGCGCGAAACAACCGCCCAAACCTACGCTCTAGCAAGCCTATCAGCCGTTCCTGCCGTCGCTGTTCGCGTTGCCTGTCCTTATCGTTAATCCTTTGCGTCATATCCCGCTATCTTCGCTAGTGATTTTTCGTCCATACCGCCTAAATCAATCGGGTTGGTGGCATCCTGCAAGGAAATCAGGGATGATGTCCGCATTGCATTTATCATAATTGTATCGCCGCCATCAATAGGTTCAAACCCCTTCAATTTTCTGCGTTCATTGATTGTCAGGTCCGATGATGCGTCGGCCATTTCCCAGAGTTTAGAGCGCTTGTCGGCAATAGCGGGTATTTTGTCCAAGTTTGGCTTTATAACAACATCACCGAACTGTGGTCCTAACCAATTAGACAGGCTGGAACCAATAAGGCCCACCATAGGGATAACAGTATCCTCCCAAAACGATAGCCGAGCCTCGGCGTAATTCGAATATGTGTTATCGCCGGGAATACCTATAAGCTGCGGTGGAACGCCAAAGGCCAACGAAACATCGCGCGCGGCTGTATTCTTGCCCTCGATAATGCCCATATCCGTAGGTGAAAGCCCCATCTGCTTCCAATCAAGCCCACCTTCAAGCAACATTGGTCGCCCAGCATTGCTTGCGCCTGAATATTGCTCCTCGATCTGTGCCTTTAAACGGTTAAAATTCTCATCGGACATTGCCTGCCCTTCGCTTGATACCAAAGCACCAGATGGCCGCGCACTATTCTGCAACAAAGCCTGCATCCACGCCATGCTTTCGTTGTGCTGGTCAATGGCAAAAGCACCCGCCTCGATAGGGCTTTGCCCATACCAATCATCGACAGGGTTGAATAGCTTGATGTGGTTTATTTCACTTTCGCCAGTGTTGGGATTAACTTCCCACATAGTTTGCTTTTGGCCGACTGAATAAACATAGGCGCGAGGCATTCCGTTGTTCGATGGAATGATCTTCATGCGATCTGGGCGGTGCGTGTATAACTCCGCAGGGTTGCCGCCAACCATTACAGCCTCGTCATACATATTGCCGGAAATCATCAGGTAAGCAACGCTGGCAGTCATAAACTCCACGCCGCTTTGCATTGGGTTTGGGTTCGCCAGCAATTCAAGCAATGGTGAATCGTTTACCTGCGTATCGCCACGCCATGCTTCCCACTCAATCGACGCAACGGCCTCGGCCACGCGATTAATGGCTTGATACGCTACTACGTTTTTACCATAACCCTCAACAGCAAATGCCTTGTAGTCCCTATTTGACCACACTGGTTGTCCCGGATTTAACATAAGCGACTTACCGACTGCGCTTTCTTTTGTTTCTGTTCTGCGAAAGAATTGGGGTAATTTCATATCATATATGTCCATGATTGGCGTGATATCCATACTTCTTATTTGCGGATATTCTCGCATCTATAGCCTGATCTTTTTTGTCAAAAGTTCCTAGCCAAACCTGTTTTCCATCATGCGCTATATACGCAGACCAGTTGCCACTAGGCAATATACGCACACCCATAGCTCCGCTGGTATTATTTGATGGCACTTTTCTGTTCCTAGCATTTTCTGTAGGTGTTACTTCATATAGATTTATCAATCTATCATCATCGTTTACGCCGTTGTCATGGTCTATATCCATGCCATCCTCAGGCCACCTATTATTCGATATGGCCCAAACTATCACATGCCTGCAATAATTTTCTCCAAATATCTTTCCGTGATGATAGCCTTTACTGTTTTTTGCTGTGAATGCTTCCGCACCAGCGAATCTAGCATTCCAGCTATTGCACGATCTACTATCATCAAACATTTCGCATGGACGCTTCAACCAAAAAATACGCCCACTGGTTTCATCAACTTCCAATACCGATGACAGTGTCGCTATATTTATCATTCTGTTCCTAGCCTTAATCATAGCGCCCTTATCTGCGGTGTGACCGCACTACCCTGTAAAATATCAACTATGGCGTCGATAGTAGGATCGACCTGATCATCATGCGCTCCATCGGGGAAGGCTGGGAACTCTGACAAGTAATCAGACAGCCACGACGCTTGCTCTGGTAATAACACATTTCCACTTTCGATGAAAGGTGCAGCGTCATATGCCCGCGTGACCTTATCAATATTGCGCTGGATACCGATCATCGGCAAGCCCTCACGCTTTAGCGTTTGAATCAATCCAGTGCCGCTTACTTTATCCTCGACCTTGAATGCCCGAAGCGTGCCCATGCCCACAACATCCCTATGCTTGGCCCAAAATGCCCTTGCGTGCGTTAACAATTCAGGGGCTTCCCACTTGCCGCGTATCTGATCGAGCAACACGGCCTGCCCTGACCTTGACCTACCCCAGCACTGCATTACCGAATAGTCATTTATCTGTTTTGTTTTTTGCGCCGTATCCGCGTATATTTGCCGCCACTCTATAGCGGGTGGCACGCGGTAATAGCTCCACCACGCATCCTTAAAAATATTGCCGCCAGTAATAACGGGATTTTGCTGGTAAAGCGCCTCCCAACTAGCTTGCGCCATGCCTGATTTGATTTCATTCAGAAAATCTATCGGCTTATGCTCAGGGAATAGCGCTTCGCCAGCCGACCTATGGGCCTCGTCGTGTTCAGCTATGGCTGGGTGTTTCACGACTTTAATATTGTTCATGTTTTTCTGCATACGCCCGAATGGATCGTCAACATGCCAGCGCGTCATAATCCCAAGCAACCCCGCTTTTTTCGATGATCTTGGTAAAAATACGTCCGTCAGCCAATCATATGTTCGATCACGAATTACTTTACTGTTGGCCTCTGCCCTGTCTTTTATAGGGTCATCAAGAACACCCAAGTCCAGCCCCTCGCCGTTGACTGATCCGTTGACCGTTACGTTCCTAAAATATCCGCCCATGCCCACAAACTCCAGAATTTCGCGGTTGCGAAGAGATTGTTGGCTTATGGTTACCGAGTTTTTCTCGCTTATGCGTGTGCTTGGGAATGTGGCCTTGTATTTTTGCTTATCAAACATGCGCTGCAATTCCAAATTCGCGCGTATTCCGAGCCTCTCAGATACCGACGCATAAATCACCTTTAATTCGGGATGCTTCCCACATACCCATGCGATGAAGTCCACAATCTGCATACTTTTACCATGCTGCGGCGGGGCTTGAATAAGAAGTTTAGGCCGCTTGCCAGCGATCAAGTCTTCATAAAATGTCTGTAATTCTTCGGCAATCTCCCGCTGCCACCAACCAATGATGAGGTCTGGATGCACATACTGCCTGAATGCCCAATAACTCCGCCGCGCTTGGATTTGCATGGCCGATTCAAGGAAATCAAGGTCACTCTTCGAGAAGTTTGTCTGACAGCCCACGGCGCTCTAGCTCTTCCAATAGTTGTTCCTCGGTTAATGTCTTATTAGCAGACATAGAGCCATCGGATGATGTATGATCTGTTTCTACCCTATCCCGCCAATCTTCTTTGAAGCGGTTCTTCATTTGGAATATGTATGAAGTGGCATTAAACCCACTGCTTTCGAATGTCGCAAAACGGCCCTTACGCTCCCACCAAGCTTGAGCGTGTTCCAATCCTCTTTTTATGGCGGCGGAAAATTCCGGCTTTTCCTTGCGCCATTCTTTCACCGTATCTCGATCAACGCCTATTTCAACAGCCATTTCAGCAAGTGTTTTCCCATCCTTGCCGCACGCAATAACTTGCTCGCACATTTCCGGTTTATATTTCGTGGGTCTACCCGCTGGCATAGTTATTCCCTAAAGCTATTTATCACAAAGTAACAGCGTTTATATGTTTATGCAAGGTTAACAAGAAAAAGCCCCGACGCGGCCGTAAAGCAACACGTCGGGGTAGGTGGCCCACATTACTGGGCTAGGGAGGTAGTAACGCTTTATTGCATACTTAATCCTCGTAGCCAATATATAAATACGGGCCTTTTGGTTTTATTTTCGTCACATTAAACACCTTGGATTCAAGTGCGGCCATTAGCTTTTTGATGTGGGAGTCTCTGCGTTTAAGTTTTGCCTTTAATGACTTATTCTCCTTTCTCGACAAATCGGAACTGAGTTCTAAGCGACGTTGCTCTCTCTGCATCGACATTGCTTTACCGCGCCTGTCGCTGGAGGCACTCCAATCTTCAAAGATTTCTCTGGTTTCTTTTTGTGCCGCCTCCGTTTTGATGATTGCAGCATTATACATATCCAAATACTGCTTAGAGGTTCCAGCATTATGTGTAAGTTCCACCATTTTGTTCTATCCTCCATTGTTAAGTTGAGGCGCGATGGAAATTACTCAGGGTTCCCTCAAACCTTGAAATCTGCGGCCATATCCAGCAGATGTTTTCCGCGCCTCATCAATGCCACCCCGTAGGGAAGCATTCAAAAGGTGTGGTTAACTGTGAGCATTATTTAGATTGCGCTGGAACTCGCCGTTACGTCCAAATACTTTGATAAGATAAATTCCCCCAGCCATTGCGCGAGCCTCTTTTATGGCGCTGGACTTTCTGTAGTTGTACTGAGCACCATCAAGAACATTACCCTCTGAGTCATATTCCATCGTTACCCATCCGTTCTTTGGGTCCGAGAAGAATACTTCGATGTGATCTACTGCGGCTTCCATCTTCTATCTCCCGTTTGTTTGTGTTGTCGCAGCCCCGTAGGGCTACGCTCAAAATTAGAAGTTAAACGCGACCCATCATCTCAAAACACTTCCTTGCGCTAGTTGCAGGAATATATTGGTCGCCAAAACCTAGTGGGTAGTACAAGAACCATTCGTTGCGAGCACCGCCAGAAGCCTTACCACCTACAACACTGAATGTGTCGCCAGCTTCGGTTAAGCCTTCCCAAGTACCGTTAGAAACTTTAGTGATTTCTTGGAAGCTGACCGTGTCCCAGATTGCGCGTCCGTTAACTACTACTGTGTCTAGTTTGCAGATTGTGATGGTGGTCATCTTCTATCTCCCGTTTGTTTTGCTTCTATACCTTTAATATATACACCGTGTCGGAATATATAATATGACAGATTGTCGCAGGCGTATCACGGCTTGATACGCGCACCCTCGATAACGCTCTTACCCCACGCCCTTGCTTCGGATACACTGCGGAGAGTTGTGTAGCATCCCTGCCATCCGGCTTGAAAATCCTTCTGGGTCTTTGTATACGGTGCAGGGCCGTTTTTAATCTCGATCAAGTGTGACTTACCAGCGTATCCAACCAAAGCGTCAACGGGTGTATCTAGTGGGTATATCGTGAAACCCAGCATCCTAAGCACCACGAATATCTCTGGCTCGTTCGCATCTCGTTTATTTCCGTATCTAGCTAGTGCCATCGCTCTACCTTTTGTATCCATCTGTTAATGTATTGGGCATATCGTCATTGTCCCGCTTGGGATAGGGTTTTAACAAGTGACTTATAGATAATCTATTTTCTTTTTTTTCGCGCTTACTCCCAATAAATGCGAAATATCTACCCTTAGAGTTTTGCTTAATCTTTTTGACATCTGGATAGCGTTTTTTGATCTCATCAAGATTTGTGGTTCCGAATTTTTGCCTCATATTTCGCGCCCCATACATTTTCCCATTTACCACCCACGCATCACGGTCACCTTTTTTACTGTTTACATTTGGGTTAGCGTCGCGCATTGACCCAACATAATCAAACCCACACGCTTGGTATATTGTGCCGATTTCTCCCGCTAAATCATCAACGGTTGATGTTACTACCTTATATTTTTCTGGAAGCATTTTCATTGATCGCCTAATAAGTTTACTTGCGCTGTGTGGATGCGCCCAGTGGACGCACGCACCCCGACTTAACAATATTATTTTTCCCGTGTAATCATACTTATCCCATCGCCCCAAGTTTTCTATGTACTCCGGCCCATATACAACAACACCTGCGCAGACGTTATCAAAGAATATCCCAAAATAATGCCAGTTAACCGCCGATAGGCAACCGAGCCACTCGTATTCCTTGATGATTGCAAGGGCTGTTTCCCTTGTTGTTTCCCTAACAACGGCATTGCTTATATTGGTGTTTATGTCGGCCCAGTAGTCACCAAAAAGGTCCGCCGATTTTTCCGCAGCTTTTTTATCACGAACTATTTTTTGGTGGGCCTTCATTCAACCCTCCGCTGTTCAAGTCGTTTAATGGACCATAGCACAGAACTGGCATCGGCAAAACCAACCTCATGTGCCACTACTTTAATAAACATCCCCTCGCTGCGCATTAGTTTACAAGCAAGCCCTTTACAATCTGCCGCCCTGTCTGTGCGTGATGTGGGCCATTCTGTGAATCCGTAAACGGCCATTGCTGTTTGTTTAGCGGTCATTCTCTTTCCTCTGGCTTATGGTTGAATGATTTCACCTTTAGGCTTCCACCCCAACCAACACGTTCCATTTCAGCCTGTCGAAACTCTGCGCTTGCCACTTCGCGGGGTTGTGCCTCTGGTTCTGGCAGCTTTGGCGTAGATGCAAGCAGCTTAGAACGGGCGGCGTTTATCTCGACTTTCACCTGTTGCTCGTTTGTCGCGTCCTTGGGTTTTCGTGCCATAATCGCAGCGCAAGCGTTTTGCACTTCTTCTAGGCGAAAGGGGCTTAGAACATTACACCAGTCTTTCGTCAGTCGGTCTTTCATCGCAGATGACATTTGCGACCAACCGAAGCGATCCAGCTTTGTAGATACAGCCTCCAATTCAAAAGCCACCAGACTTCGGTGCTTCTTCAGCATATCCGATCCTAAGTGCTCGCTCGCGGGCCTCATCGAATTGAGCATCGCCCCGCGTTTGTCCGTGGTTAATTCCGTTCCCATTGCTTTTCCCTTTCGTGTTTCGTCTAATCCAGTTGCGCCATGTGGCTTCCCAATTCAGTTTCGTGCCACGTTGTCCACCTACGCCGATCCAGTAATCTTTGAACTGGTCAGCCTCGAAGTATGCGTTGCGTCGGCTAGTCCCGCTGCTGATAGCCCACACTATCCACTCTTGGGGAGCAACCCAATCATCAGGAAGTCTTGTAGCTTTTTTTGTAGATACTTTAGTATCTCTTTTACCTACCTCTAACTCTGGTTCTAACTCTAACTGCTCTAGCGAATTACTACCGTTCGCTAGGGTCGCTTTATTATTATTCAATGCCTTAGCCCTACCGCCACGCGCCCCATTGTGTCGGTTAACTTCCACTTTGGCGACAGCACTTGCGTGTTCTTCGGCCAATCTTTCGTTTATAATGTGTCCGTCTTTGACCACAAATTGATCCTTTATGGATAACCAGACGCGGGGCCATGACCTGCCACATCGAGCAATGCGCCGCATCTTCACCTCGTTATCTGGGAGGCTTCCCCCCTTTTTCCACATGGCTAGAATTATCAGCATATACGCGCCGAACTCCACGGCATCCAAGTCTGTGGTATCTGCAATGAAATCAGAAACCCATAGCTGCATAAAAGGTGTCTTGCTCATTTGTTTCCCCGCAAGAATATAGAGCCATCTATTGTCAAAACGTAGGTTTTAGTAACACCGCCCGTCTCGCCAGATGTATAACCAAACTCGCGGAGGTATCCATCCCTAACTCGCCGCATAATTCGCGCGCGGGCTGCTGTTCTGGTTATGCCGATTACTTTGGATAATTTGCGCGAATTTGTGCCGTTACCTTCAGCACTGCGCAGAATAGTAATGGTGCTTATAAGGTCTCGACTGCGAATAGCCTCGGTTTTCGGGGTAACACAGTAGCCCAAGGTTTTGGGAAAACGTTTTTCTTTTTTGCAGAACATCGTTTGACCAAATTCGTTAGGTTTCATAGCGGCCATCATCATCAACGCGCCGAATCGGGCCTCAATGCGCGGAGTCATTATCTTTGGACCTAGGTTGTAGCCGTTGGCACTTAGATATTTATCGGTGTTGAATAGCACCATTTCAATTTGATCCATCGCTCGGTCCATTCAATAAATACGCGCTGATTTGCTCTTGAATTGCTCGAATAACATTGCCATCCCCAGTTCGCAGTTTTCCTAGTGTTGGTCGGGATATACCCGTTTTTTGGTGGACCACGAATGTAATGCGGTCCTCAAGTGCTTCAGATATTTGTTTGCGTGTTAGCATTGTATTTTCCTTTCGTTAATTATGCCGCAACCATACAGGGTAAATAGCTTTACGCAAGTGCTAATTTAATTGTTGACTAGATAGCCATATTACATTAACTATATTGTTACGAAACAAATGGAGGTAACGAAATGACAACTGTATATAGAACCTACGCACCATCCGGCGATGTAGATCATCCGAAATTCGGTGACCTGATAGAGTGGATCGACAACGATGGCATTGATGTGACTCGCGTTGCAAAGATTGAATACGATGGCGATGTAGACTGGGACGAAGATATGATGCAGGCATCCGGCAAGCTGCTATTCGCTGTTGACTATACCAAATTCGTCGCTGGCTGGCTTCGTTCATGTTGGGAAGATAACGACGACATGCTTGAAAACAACCCGCATGAACTTGTCTACAAATACGAAAACGTGGACCAGATGCGACAAGAACGCATGGACCTAATCGAAGAAGAACGCGGCAGACCGTCGTATGGTGGTGTGTGATGAGCAGACCAGACCTACAAAAAAAGCTATTGAAGCTGTTAAAAGACATGCGGAGGGCGGCGGAAGTAACCGCTAATGGTTCTCCTAGTGTCGAGGGATATGACTTTTACAACGGTCGAGCAACGGCGTTTGCAGACTGCATACGTGAACTTGAAAAAGCTATTGAGGAGGCGAAATGATGAACAACATGAACATTTGGGATGCGGTTAGCACAACCGATCCAGATAGAACAAAGCGCGTTAATCAGCGTGGTGGTTTTACGGCTATTGACGCTAGTTATCAAATCGAAATGGCGACAAGGCAATTCGGCCCGATTGGTATTGGGTGGGGATACTGTGCCAAATACGATGTTATCGGCGAACTTGTTTTTGCGTATGTAACGATGTGGCATGGAGACAGGGAAAACACATTTGGTCCTATCGCTGGTTGCGCCCAATTGACGGGGAATAGGACGGACCACGACGCACCTAAGAAAGCTATGACCGATGGTATTACAAAGGGTCTTTCACAGCTTGGATTTAATGCCGACGTATTCGCTGGTAAATTTGATGATAATAAATACATCGAAGACCTACGCAAGGAAAAACGCGGGGCTGCTGGTGCGGGAATGACACAAGCCAGAACTGACGCTGTTCTGGACTCCCTGCCAAAAGATGCAAGCCCGCGAGATAAAGCCGCTGCATTTGCCGAGGCAATCATTGTGGACATTAATAAGGCCAAAACCGCCAAAGGTGTAGGCAATGCTTGGAATAAATGGCAGAAACATGTTACATTATTGCAGGAAAAACACTCTGATTTATATTCAAATGTGTTTGATGCATGGGAAGCGGCAGGTAGAGAATGACACATGAATGCGAACAATGCGGCGATGACCAGCTTGATAATGATCTTCTGCATCCAAACGGATATTGTGAAACATGCCATTCGAATATGAGTAGCTACGATAAATATGTGGAGGTCGCGCAGCCTGTTTTTCCACTGCGCAGGGCGGAGAATAATGGCCAAGATTAAGTTCACTAAAGTTTCCGGCATATTAGCTCCGTTCGGTCCAGAAGCAGAGGCGTGGATGAATGCGACTAAAGCAGATCAGGTTATTGAGGTGGAGGCAACACGGCCAAGGAACAGCGCATTCCACCGCAAATATTTTGCTCTGCTAAATTATGCTTTTGAGAATTGGGATATACCAGAAACAGACGGGGCCAAGAATTTCAACCGATTCCGCGATGACATAACGATTCTCGCGGGATTTTATGAAAAACACTACCGCGTTGATAGATCGGTGCGTATCGAGGCTCAATCAATCAGCTTCGCTAAGATGGAGCAAGCAGAGTTTGACGCGCTGTATAGCAAGACACTCGATATTCTGCTGGCGAGGATACTACCCAGCCATACAGAAGATGATATTAATCAAATAATGGCGTTTATGTAAACTAAAACAGAAGGGAAATGACATGACATCTGAGAAAATAGAGGCCGTATTAAACGCGGTATTCAAAAAATGCATTGGAGAGTTACAATGAAGAACATAACAATTCTTGGCGGAGTGAGCAAGAAGCCTGAAACGCGGACAACACAATCAGGCCAGAAAGTCACAGGCTTTTCCATCGGCGTTGATGATGGATACGGCGACAAAAAGCGCACAATCTGGTTCGACGTTTCGTTCTGGGGTAAGCGCGGCGAGGTAATCGCGCAACACGTAAACAAAGGCGACAAGTTGTGCGTCTCCGGCGATCTGTCAACCCGTGAATATGAAGGCAAAACTTACCTAACGCTGAACGGTAACGATTTCTCGTTCGCTGGCAGTAAGGGCGGAGGGCAAAATAATGATGAGTATCGCCCACAAAACGCGGCGCCCACTGGCGGCGGTGGAATGCCAGAGGATTCGATTCCCTTCTAATGACGGTAACAGAACACGACGCGCTCGCCGTAATCAAGTGGCTGCGAGCGTGTCGAACCAAGAAGCAATTAGCGAAGCTGTGGACCGATGAGCTAACCAACTACAGCAAGGAATTGCCGGGGGTTGTCGCGGCAAAGGATAGACTGAAAGGGAAGCTGAAATGATGGACCCGAAGCCCGTCAAACGCCGCAAGAGCCGCAAGAAGTCCAGCGACGGCATATCATACATGTTGCGAGTTAAAGAGCTAGGCTGCGTTGTCTGTGGGGCTTGGGGCCCAAGTGATGCCCACCATGTTCACAGCGACCATTTCGGAAGGCCAAAGTCCAGCGACTTCGCAACGATTCCGCTTTGCAAGCAATGCCATCAAACTGGCGAATACGCATTTCACCGCAGGCAGGCCACATGGGAAGAACGGAACTGCAAAGATTACGCCTTCATCCCCGAAGCGCTGCAATCCGTATACGGCGACAGATGGAACATCGACCACTAGGTGCGACACTCTGTCATATTTTATCTTTCGCGCAATTGTATATATTGAAGGTATAGAAAAAAACAAACGAGGTAACACAATGGAACAACGCATAGAAATGAGGCTCTGCCGGATGGCTGGCAAGAAGTCTGAACACGCTGAACTTGTGGCCCGCATCAAAGCGCGTCAGTCTGGGCATGATGCCGTTGCGGGAATGCAAGCGCAATTGGTTGTGTTGACAAATGAAATCTTGAAACTGGAGCTTGGACAATGTTCATAACTAAATCAAAAGACAGAAACACAAAGTTATTTGCTCCGGCGCTGCGGGATTATTTCGCTGCGCAGGCTTTGGTTGGGGTGATTTTGCACCCAGACACAGAGTTATCCAGTATGGCGGAGGATGCTACATGGGCATACGAATACGCCGACGCAATGATGGAAGCGAGGGCAAGATGAAAGAGAAACTTTTCATAGCTGCGGCGGCGGTTTGCTGTTGGTCTATTTTCTATTTGATTCCGTTGGGAGTGGTGGTGTGACAATATTCTGGTTCGCGTTTTGTATGATACCCGATCCAAGCATGGGCGATTTGCCTTACCGCTTGGCATCGTGTCAATACGTTAATCAAGCAGATTGCGAGGCGGTTTTTGACGAATGTTATGAGGGCCGCGTTCGCACACCAATTTTCAGGAGGAATAATGAATGATCATTAACTATAAATTACTTAATAGAGTCCGCGATAGGGCGGTGCTTGCCACGATGGGGGTTAATCCAATTAAGGTTGATCGTGTTTTTCGTGGAACCAACGAGGAGCTTGAATTTCTTTCGGAGTTCATAAAGTATGTTCGCGAACACGAAGAACAGGCTGCAACTCTGGATACAGCCGCGCTGCTGATTGCGGAGCGTGATGCAGAATTAATAGACCTCCGCGAAAGCATAAAGGCTTCGGGTCTTATTTCAATGGGCGTGGGTGAACGACGAGACCCAGAGGGGGATCAAGAATGACTGAAGAACCATTAGAGACGCAGATAGGCGGCGAGCATTACAAAAACCTAATAATACAGCCGATTGAATATATGTTGGCTAACAATCTTGGATATGTTGAAGGTGCTGTTGTTAAGTACGTCACCCGCTGGAAAAGCAAAGGTGGGGTGGAAGATTTAGAAAAAGCCAAACATTTGCTTGATATATTAATTAGACATGAAACGGAGTCTATTGCCACATAGTTGATTTCATTGCCGATAAGTGATATTACTTAAATCAAGTTGAATTGGAGAATGTTATGACACCCAAACAACAAGCAGCGCTTGACGCTTACGCTAGGTACGGCTCATATCAATTAGCCGCCGACGCGCTAACCATTAGCAAATCAACAATCCAACAGTTATGCAAAATGGGGCGGGCATCCCAAAATGATGACCCGCTAATAAAATCAGCGTCGCAGGCTTTGGGCCTTAATGATACCACCAACGCGCCGTTTTTCTGGGCCAAGTCACACGAACCCGACGAGCATGGGTTAACTTATTCCATGATGGTTCGAAACCCCGCATGTGGCAATGAAGCGATAGCGTTTACAGATATAGTCCGAGATTCCTTAGAAGATTATAAACCCCTAGACCGTAAATTATTTGCACCCCGAATTAACATCAACAAAAAGGGCGACAAGCTGCTTGTGCTTGATTTGGCAGATGTCCACTTCGGCAAATTATGCACCACGGAAGAAACTGGCCACAAATATAATATCGAGGTTGCTAGACACAGAGTTATTGAGGGCACTAGGGCGCTACTCCGAAGATCGGATGATATAGGCCGCATCTTATTTGTTATGGGTAACGACATTCTGCACACAGAGGATGGGAAGGCCAGCACCGCCGGAACACCACAAGATAGCGATGGTTCATACTTCACCGCGTGGAGGGCCGCGCAGCACGCCAGTAATGACGCTATAGCTGAATGTGCAGCCGTTGCTGATGTTGACCTTATCCACTGCATGTCAAACCATGACTGGCGATCAGGGTGGGCACTATCGCAAACAATATCCGCCGCAATGTCTGGACATAAAGGCGTAAGAGCGACGCCCTACAATATGTCGGAAAAGCATTTGAAGTTTTACGGATACGGACGGAATGGGCTAATGCTAACGCATGGCGACGGGGCGAAAGAGGAAGCACTAACAAGCCTATTCCTAAGACAAGGGAAACACCTAGTTAATAAATGTGACCTGCTTTATGCGTATCTCCACCACTTCCATCACAAGAAACGCAAGCGCCGTGGAATTGATGTTTTTGAATCCGAAAAAGACCATACCGCATTCACTCAAATAAACACTGGCGCTGCGAGAGTGGAGGGCGGCGATATGATGGCTGAATATGTTAGAAGTCCAAGTGACCCAGATGGATGGCACGACAGGAATGGCTACATAAATAGACAGGCTGTGGAGGCGTTCATGCACTGTCCACACGAAGGGCAAAAAGATAGATTTACGGAGTGGTTTTAGCAAAGGAGAGTAACATGTTCACTGGCTTGAAAATAATATATGTTGAAATCCGTGTGATGTTGGCGATATTTTTAATCGCAACAGGTGCATTAGTAGGCGGAATGATTTACGCAGGACACGCTTTTACGGCAGAAGAAGTCGAGGAAGTAGAAACGGGGCTTGTATTTACCAAGCTGTCCGAAACTCTCTACAGCATGACAGGCGACGTAGGATTTGGAGATTGCGAACGTATAGCGCCGCTGCTTCCGTCAGATGGGTCGGTGTTTACGTTGATTCTAGAAAGCCCCGGAGGTTCGCTTGCAGATGGAAGTTGCCTAGCCTCACATATCAAATTGCGGAACGCCGTTACAGTGGTTCGCGATAGTGCGGTGCTTGGCCCGGAGGGGCAGGTTCTCTATCAGCCAGACGCAGATGGTGACGGCAAGGTTATCTGTGCAAGTGCTTGTTCGTTGATGTTTCTCGGCGGCGATCAGCGGTATTTAATGGGAGGAAACGTATGGTTCGGAATCCACGGGCCTAGAACACCTGACCCAGAGGGAATAGCACCAGCCGCGCTTGAGGCCAGCGCATACCGCACTGCTGCGGCGCTGTTGCTTCTACTTAAAGATTTGGGCATAGATGATGATGGCGTGAGGTTGGCGTTCATTCAGATACCGTCGAACAGTATGTACTGGCTGAATCCAAAGGATTTCAGGTCAATGCCAGGGCTGATAAGTCTAGCTACTCATTATGTTGATTTTCACGGGTTTACAGCACAGAACCCACTAGCAACAGTAGGAGGATAGGATGCTTCGTTCTTTTTTCTTTAGCAAACGATACGGACCTTACGCTTGGATAATGCTGGCTATACTGCTGGGGATTAGCTGGTATACGGTAGAAATCCTAGTAGTATATAATACATGGAACCGCGAAATCATGGACGCGCTGGAAACGCTACAAGAGGAACGATTCTTCACACTGTTCGTCGGATGGGATGTTGAGCGAATATGGAACCTTGTTACGTTAAACAAAGATTCGATCAATTCAGTACCAAGTTTTATAGAAATTGTGGCCCTCTATACACCTATCGCAGTGGGAGGTTCGTGGTTGACAGCAAGATATACTTTCAAATGGAGAGAAGCGAACACACTTTATTATTTGAAGCGTTGGGAAAAGAGTAAGATAAAAATCGAGGGTGCAAGTCAACGTATGCAAGAAGATTTAATGATGTTTGGTGACATTTTGCAAGGGCTTGTAACTGGTTTGTTTTCCGCCATTCTTGTTTTGTTCGCCTTCATTCCAATACTCTGGGGACTGTCTGAAGCATTGCCAATTTGGGGCGGAGAAATTATCGCCGGATTCCTCGTTTGGGTTGCGCTGATTATGTCATTAGGTGGCACGTTTATTTCGATATTCTTAGCTTGGCCTTTGAAAAGGTTTGAAGTGTTGAATCAGATTGTCGAGGCGGTTTTCAGGAAGCGTTTAGTATTATCAGAAGATAGCTTCGCGGCGCGGGCCTACGATGAACTTGCTGATATGTTTGATGCTGTGCGTAAAAGCTACTACCGCCTTTTTAATTGGTGGATGGGTTTCTCCACTTTTCAGCAGGTCTTCGGATTCTTATTGGGTAACGTCGCATTATTTGCCCTAGCCCCGGCCTACTTTGCTCAAATGATAACGCTTGGGGTCTTGTTTCAATGTCTTAACGCATTCTCGCGTGTGGATAATTCACTTGGATTTTTCATAGATAGATGGCAATCTGTGGTCAAACTGACTGCGGTGGTTTCGCGGATTAAAACCTATGACCGCGCATTGAAGGAGTCTGAATAATGGTTTTTTGGAAACTATGGACCCTATTCGTTGCAATCCTAACAGGCTTGGGAGCGGCATGGCACTTTGGTTACGTTTCATACGTTCTTGAAAATGACGTGACCCGCCTGTCGGTGATTATCGCCGCTGTATTTTTCGGGGCATCCGCTTGGGTGGGTGTGCTTGCTGTGAAGGGTAAGCAGCCCACGACGATGCTTTATTTTATCGCGGGATCTTGCACTAAGCTGGGACTGTTGGGAACGGTAGGCGGGCTTATGATAATGATGAGCGCCAATTTTACCGATATAGATAACCCTGACGTGGATATGATAGAGGGAGTTATAACCTCTATGATTTCCGGCATGGGTACAGCGATGCTAACGACGCTCGTCGGTATTATGGCGGCGATGTTGCTTGAAATGCAGCTTGTTCTTTTAGAGGATAAGCCATGAGGAAAACGGAGAATAACACTTCCTTTCTGGATTTGCTGCTTATTCTTGTCGTCATGTATGGGGCTATGCTTATTCTAGCATTGCCGTTTCTCAATCCCATAGCAGACGAAGGTGTTGTTACGCCCGATGGGCTTGTTATGATTACCCTGCGCTGGCCCAATGGTTCGGTTAAGGATATGGACCTCTGGGTTAAAGGCCCAGATGGAACCGTTGTTAGCTATCAGCGCAAGGATGGGCGGTATATTCTGCTGGACAGGGACGATCTAGGTTCAGCTAACGATTCTATTATCGTGGACGGTATTGTTAAAATCATTCCCCGAAATCTTGAAACCGTGATGATAACAGATTTGCAGGACGGTGAATATGTGGTGAACGTGCATCACTTTTCCGGCGTAGCGGGCGAGGTTGAGGTGACGGTGGAGGTTACGGGATTAATGCCGTATCGGATTTGGTTCACGGGCGACGCAACGCTTTCGTCGCGGCAGGAATTAACAGTCGTCAGCTTCACCGTGGAGGGTGGTCGTATTACAGACGTTAGGACTGATTTGCAAGTCAGGCTTAGATCAGCAGGAGGGTCTGTGCCATGATTGAATCATTAATCATTTCACTCGCCGCGCTGGTTGTCATCTTAGCATTCCTGATGTATCATTCAGGTGCGCCAGCCATCTTGAAGCTCACGGTTTTCCCTGCACTTATCGCTGCGATTATACTAGGAACAGTGGTTTACAAAGATCGGCTCGGCGCACCTATCAACGCTTATCCCAAAGGAGAATTTTTGTATGTGTTCCACCAGTCAGGCCAATCTGGGGAGGTGATTTATCTCTGGGTGTGGACCGCTGATCGAGGTCAGCGGTTGCACACCTTTGATTATGATCGCCAAACAATGGAAGAACTAGAGGAGGCAAAGGGCCGTGCTGAAGATGGTCAGGAATACGGCCAATTCACAGCGAACACTGAGAGCGGATTTGATTACGAACAAGCCGATGAACCACATGAACCACGGGAAGGATTTGAGAAATGAGCTTGATACATATACCAAAGAGGAAAGAGCCAACACCACCACCCCCAATGCCTACACCCCCACCAGCACCATATAAACTGGGGGAGGCTTCATATGAAGATGGTGATTTACACCTAAGCACGAAATTCGAAAATACAGAGATAATTCCGCTGGTTCAGGCAATAATTGATTATAACAAGAAGCCCGAAGATAAGCGGCCCGAAGTAATACGCATTTTTATTAATAGCGGCGGCGGTGAAGTTTCAGCGTGTCTACACTTGATTGACATTATGAAGCAGTCGGCCATCCCCGTTCACACATACGGTATGGGTCTGGTTGCTAGTTGCGCGTTTATGACGCTAATGGCTGGCGAGAAACGATTTGCCACGCAAAACACGCTGTTGATGTCTCACCAATATTCGGGTGGGTCTGGTGGCAAGGAACATGAATTGCAGGCAAGCCAGCGCCGGATGGAGATTATTTCTTTTCAGCTAATGGACCACTACAGAAAATGCACAGGAAAAACTGAGAAATACATCCGTAAACATTTGCTGCCCGCAAGTGATGTATGGCTAACAGCCGCCGAATGTGTTACGCATAATGTTATAGATGAAGTCATCAAAACATATTAGGAGATCAAATGAAGTGGTATAACGAACAGACAAGGGGCGTAAAGCTGATGATTGCCTTCGTTGTTATCGTCATCGTTGCAGAGGGTATAAAATATTTAGCCTGAACAAGCCCCGTCGAATCCAGAAATAACCGCCACGCCCGCTTCTTGTGAGCGTGGCCCACCATCTTCTATCAGCGCCACGTTTAGTGCGTCAATGTCGTCGTCTAGTTCGTCACAGATTCCTGTCTGACTTACGGTCGCGCAACCACTCACTAGGAGTAAACTCAGCAGCATCAGACTGCGAATCTTCAATGTTTTCCCTTGTGTCCACATAATCTTTATGGTCCTTTTTGACCTGTTTGGTTTTCTGCATAGACATGCCCTGCATCACAGCAGCGCCCAGCGCAGCCACGAATCCAAGCGCAGCGATTAAATACAGTTTCAGTTTACCGAATATCATTTTATTGCCTTGGATGTTATCATTCTCAGCATACTGTTACCAAAAACCGTTATCAGCGTGAGCACAAGGGCTGCTGTGGTGGCTTGAGCGTCTGTTAGCCCTAATTGGTCCGTAAACTGCATTGCCGCCCCAGACAGGCTTACAATGAGCGTTGTCAGGTTGAACCACAAAGTTTTTGATTGATACCAGCGTTTAGAAAAGTCCTGCAAAGAACGCCTCCACTTCGTCAAAGAACAGCGCAATGGCTGCGATAAGGGCTGCAATAGGTAGCCAAGCGGCGGGAACGCCTTCACGCGCCCCGCCAGAGCCAGCGGTTGTTTCATAAAAATGCGTCGGCAGTGATGCATCTGCAACATTCATTTGGAAATATACAGCCTCACTTGCACGTCGATTTATCAAACCTTGGCTCACAACCTTTTTACCATTAACCGTGATTTTGTTCCACATCAATATTGCCTGTGAGGCTCCATTTTTATCGCCCTTGTTAAATTTACGCGCCGCCGTTGAACCCTCAAATGCACCAACGCCGATGTTGTGGGTTAGACTTACAAACCCGCCAAATTCATGGTTTGTCATTTGCTTTTTAATAACACGCGCAACGCAGGCGGCTGCAATGCCTAGATCATCAATTAGAAGTTTCGCCGCCCCGTAATCAGTTATTTCCATGCCAGCGTAAACGCCTTTTGTGTGGCCGAAGCCTATCGTCCATATGCCCGCGCTGTCCGTATACGCCTCAAGCCGAAGCCCCTCGAATTGCTTTATGAGGTTAACCGTTGCTGAAGTTAATTCGTTTTTCATAGTCGCCCCCTCAGATAGCATTGATATACGTGGTCTCTTTCTTTACGCCGAAATACGCAATCAATCAATCGCATCTGGACCGCTGCGGTATATGATCCGCGAGTCCACGCTTTGAAAAGGCGGGAGCAATATGTCTCCCCCAAACTGCCGAATGTTAAAAAATTAAGCAATCGGCTGGTGAAAATCATTCCTCTAGCGTCCTTTTTTTGATTTGTATCTCAAGCCATTTATTTCGAATGGTCAGCACAATAACCACAAGACCTAGGCCCATGACCAAGATTTGATAACTCGGTTGTAATATGCCGAGCCATATGGGGTTTGATACCGCTGCGCCGCCCAGTAGATACGGAGCTACCTCTTGTCCTGTAGTCATATTCGTGTTCCTCTATGTCCGCGTTAGCGGGACTGATTTAGTCATAGTTAAAATTCAATAAGCGTAACGCTGCAACCCGACACCGTAGCTAATGCGTCAGCCGCTTCGACTGTTCCATGTCCTTGGCTGTCGTATGCTTCCTTGAGTAGCCCAGCACCTAAAGCCGCCGCACATCCAGCCAATGGGTTTCCCGTGATTTCTGTGACGACTGCTGAGATAGTAGCGCCCACAACGAAATGACTGACCTTATCCTGAGCGCATCCGGCGGTGAGTATTAAGAGGGATGCTGCTAAAAGCTTCACGGCAATTCACGAGCAGCTTTAGCCGCTGCGAAGTCCAGCTTAACCTGTGCAGTCCATGTGGCCGTGGCGATTGCTTGCACCTTTGGGGACTGTGTTGCTGCATCTTCGTCAGGCTGAATAACATGCCTGTGATATGAGCGTGAGATTTCTACTCCGTCACGTTCAATCACGGTGGCAGTACGGATTTGGATTGTACCGTCTGCCATGATTTCGATGCGGTCTTCTTCTGTGCGTTCTGTAAGTGCCATTTTCTAGGCTCCTTTATTAAATGTCTATTCTAAGAATCCACTTAGAATAAGTAATCTTCTACGTTAAACTGAATATGTAACTGTTCCAAAGTATATGGAGTTAGCATCTGGGTCATTCATTGCAACCGTAGATGAATTGCTAACTGGCTGTTGACATCTTAATGATGAAGTGAGTACTTGCACAAACGGCTGAAGTGTAAATGGCGCATTGTACGGCACGAGTTTTCCGTAAGCATCTGAACTTGTATTTGCAAAAGGTATACCTGTGATGGACGGGTTTCCAGATGCCGTTCCTTTAGTAAATCCACTCAGTCTTATATCCCAATGAAGTGTGACCATTCTGCCAACTTTCGTATATCTACCAGTTTGTGTACTAAATGTAATGACTGAATCGCCGGGTGTTTCGTAGGTCATAACAGGTGTCCAAGTCCCAGTCTCATAGTCATCCAGCTTATTAGCCGCCGCAAAACCGCCTAACTGTATACTTGCCGCAGAAGGACCAAAGGTGAGGCACGAACTACCCGCTGACATTATGTATCCATTTTGGCCAGTTGCAGCATTAACCGTGATGCCGGATGCGTGAACGCCAACATGGTTGGTTGAGTAGTCCCCAGCGGCGGTTGTAGTCAAACTGCTAACACGCGCCTTGCCTGATACATGCAGTGGAACCGTAGGCGAACTCGTCCCGATCCCGACGTTGCCTGACGAGTCGATGCGCATACGTTCTGCAACAGAGCCGCCAGTAGGAGATGTTCCAAAGGTTAAATCGTCTTTTCCGTTTTGGTCGTCCGCTGGTCTAACTGTTCTTATGAATGCGCCGCCCCAGTTACTGACACTTTCGTCTCTAAAGAAAATCTCGTTGCTAACATCTCCAGCGTCACCATTTACAGCTGACCCGTACATATGTAAAGTACCTGCTACTCCTCGCGTAGTGTTGCCGTCATTAATTTGAAGGTCAGCACTAGGCGAATTCGTCCCAATACCAAAGTTGCCCGACTTATCAACAGAAACCAAAGGTGCGTCAACATTAGTAGTGCCAATAACAAAGTTATCTGTCGCATCATCGTGACCGATAGTGTACTGCGCTACACCGTTATTGAAGAACTTAATCTCGGTGTCTGAACCCGTAGCCGCATCTAGTCTAATACGTGTATCGCCGGATGTTGCTTTTAGGTCAAGAACCTCGGCGGGGTCCATCCCGATCCCGACGTTGCCCGAACTGTCTACAGTTACCCGTGTAGTACCATTTGTAAGAAGATTAAGAGGCTTGCTTGTGAGTGAGCCAACCTGAAACGACGTGGGTGTGTCGTACACCATAGACTCACGTGATCCCGCCCTGCCTAGCTCAATAGCCGCTACGTTAGTTCCGCTGGAGTTAATCATAAATGCAGTTTCACCAGATGCAGAACTTACGCCCATAGTTGTACCCGAATATGCTCGGCTGAAAACATCGGGTGACGAAGTGCCGATACCCACACTGCCAGTTGTGCTTAACGTGATGAGGTTCTGTGCAACAGCCTCGATCAATTCCGCCCGTGTCATGCGTTTGGTTTCTACGCCCGACGTATCAACAATCACGAACTCGTCATCGGTTGCAGAAGCTGCGCCTGTTAATGCTATGAGGTCTGATATTTTTGAGTCAGCCATTATTTAAATCCTTCTGCGTTATTCCGAATGCGTTTTTTGAATTGCGTTGGCGTTAGATTTGGGTTATTAACCCTGGCCAGCTTAAACACCTCAATAGCCAAAGCCCGAAGCAATGATCTGCCTTTATCTATCTGTGATACAAGTGCGTCTAGTTCAGCTTCAAGTTCAGCTTGTGTTGGGGTGTATGCAATCCAGTTTGCGCCATCCCAAGTGTCTAGTCCGTTGATAGGGGCTGGAACGCTGATAGCCCCATCGGGGGGTTCTGCCCCATCACCAAACCCACCAAGGTATTTTCCGCTTTCATTAACGTAATGTTTAGTCGTACTCATGCCCACGCCCTCACATATAAATCCCATTTACTGTTAGTAAGATGTGCTTCTGTTCCACCACCCTTTTGACCAACAGTAAAGACCGTACCCGTATCTGTGAAATAAAAATAAACATTTGTAGCATCCCAACTCAGTGCGTTGAAGGCGTCGTATGCAGCCGTGGTCGCAGACAGTGAGGCTTGGACCACGTCCCCGATAGAGTAACCACCATCAGCAGCGGTGCATTTTAGCCAGAAGGTTACCAACTGTGGTTCGACCCCCAAGCCGTGAGCCATTGTCGCCGTACTACTGGTGGTTATTGTCTGTCCTGTACTTTCGTAGGATAATGTGAAGACACTAAGAGCCTCAATAGCCGCCTTAACCCCAACAACATCAGGGAACTTGTCAGCACTCGTTCCCGCTTCCGCTTCGGCTATAGTGGCCTTTTCCACAATGCCCTTAACCGATGTAGTTGCATCTGGTTCATCACCCGTATTCGTTCCGCTAGTATTCGCGAGCCGTGTTTCCTCTGCGGCAATGTCTACACCGTCAACCGTTCCGGTAACTGTGATATTACCAGTAACAGCTACATTACCAACAGTCGTAACAACACCAGTATTTGATATTGAAAGGATTGTTGCGCCAGCCGAACTTTTTAATGTAATACCAGCCGTTGATGCGGCCTGAATTATATTCGAACGAATTTCCCAACGATCATTTGTCAGGTCTATAGCGGCTATGGTAATCCATGCCGAGTTTGTATCATCGCGGATTTTCAATAAGTTCAGCGTGGTATCGTGCCAGAACTGGTAGGCAAACATCGTTGATGGTTCTGTTGCGCCGCTGTTATTCGATGCCAACGCTTGCAACGCGCCATTCAAATCCACCCTAGTATTGGGGAAGGTCTGGTTCGCAATTGTGAAATCATTCTGTGACATTAAATAACTTTCCCGTATCCGCGTGCTATATAATCAAAGGTTCTGCTAATGCTCGCCGCTGCACTATCCTTGAAGTGGATTGTAAAGCCCGCCGCACTCTTGCTTGTAATATCATAATAATCGCCCGTTGTCATGCCTTGTGCAGAAATACCCACACCTAACAATGTTTTGAACGCTGGCGAGAATGTTATGATTTTAGCCCCTGCGCCCGAAACAACGTCAGCTTCGGCAATAACTCTATCCGGCATATCGACAGAAACACTTAATGTGTTGATCTTTGGTCCCACATTGTTGGACGTTGTAGAAAGAACCGAGCGGAATTTCAAACCCCGTGCGCTAAAATCCCCAACCGTGAAGTCTTTCCATGCTGACCATGTAGGGCTTATCGTTGTGTCATCGTCAGTCAGTGCGACCTGCATTACGACATTCACATCGGTAAATTCGCCACCATCAAACAACCCTGCGCGGCTATCGAACAGACCTGTGGCCGCATCGAACAAATCACCCGTCGCATCGTCACGGATAAACTCCACATGAGCCTGAACGCGGCTTGTATACTTATCACCCAAATCAACCACCGTGGCGAAATCATATGTTCCGCTAGTCGGTGCAGTTGATGTGTCGGTTATTTTTAGCGTTCCGGTGTCAACGATCAGCCCTGATTTTGTCCCCGTAAACCCTGTGCTTTCCGTTACAGTTTGAACAGCGTTCAAGCCTTCCACCGCCGAGATGTTCGTAATGATGCTTGAAGGCGTGACGGATTCATTGCCAACCTTATCAACGGCCCTGATAAAATAAGTCCCGTCACGATACGGCAGAGCTATGCTGGTGGCTGGCCTTGGCACTTTAGGCGCTACCGTCGACGCTGCACTGTAAGCCCCGCCAGCGGTCACAGGGGCGTGTCTGATAACGTAATAGGATAAATCTAAATCAGTCACAGCATCCCAAGTTAAATGCGCCATGCCGTTCAGAACATTGATGTCAAAATTCGTCACGTTGTTAGGCGGGTCAGCAAATGCCGTCACCAAATAATCATCCGTCTGGCTCCAATCACCCCGCACGCCGAACGAGTTGATAGTTCTTGCACGAATATCGTATGTGGTATCTTCCACATCAAGCAATTCAAACCGCTTGCCTGACGCAACCCCTAAGTTTGTCCAATCACTATCGGCTGATTTCCGCGCTTGCACCTCGAATTGTTGCACAAAACCAGCTACCGACGATGTAACATCGACAATCAAAACACCCAAAACCTTCTCGTTTATCGAGCGCAATTCGTTGGTGATGGCCGTTCCTGCCGCTGCGGTGATGAATGCGTCGGGCAGGTTGGTATTGTTTAACACGAACGCCGCTTCGTCCGCGCTCCAATCGAATACGCTGCTTGATATTTCGCGCAATATAAGTTCAACAGTCGGCTCGCCCTCCGCACTCATAACGAATTTCCAACCAACACACTCAAACTCTTTTGTCGTCCATCCGAAACGCTCGTAAGTGAATTGGATGTTGTCCCCAGTTTCCACGTCGAAAGCACTCATACCAAACACCGCTGTCACGGTTATCTGTTCGCGGTTTCTGTATAGAGAAATCTTGGCAATGCGTTGCGCCATAGCACCGGAACCAGTGAAGGGCAGATTCAAATCAGCCGCGTTTGCAAAACCATTATCTTCGGTCAAGAATGTTGCGCTTTCAATGGGCGGATAATCGGTTTCTTTCCAGTTTGTTTCTGCACCACTAAACAAACCCCGCACCGAGTTGAAGTTTACCGAACGTGCGTGGCGTGGCGATACTTTAATGCTTGAACGCAGGTCATCTTCGTCTAACGTTTTAGTGGCTGCTGTATAAACGCCCGGAAACGCCTTCCATTCTCCTTGCCCGTAGATAAGATAACCCGCCATTGCCGCACTTAGGCTGGCGATAATCCCGCGCGGGGCTGTTGTGGTGGTAAATGAACCATTAACCGTGTATCGGTTTTCAGTGCCACCAGCGGCCAAGGACACGCTTTCATCACAAGCATTTGCGGCAACTGAGTAATTCGTATCATCCACATTGTTGGCCTTTAAGCCATAACTTGATGTAATATAATCGCGCATACACAGCGCAGCATTGTCAGTCCATACTGTTAGTTCTGTGCGCGGGTCATATACTTTCTTGCCGCGAATTTTGGCCGTAATAACCGGAACGCCGCGAGGGAATGCATCACGATCAAATAAAAACCGCCCATATATATAGCAGATACCGTTGCCAACGTGTGCGCTTGTCCATAACCCATCGCTTTCGGCCACAAGGTCCGCATCTGCTGTTGTTTGATCGCCAAGGTGGGTTTTAATGCGTGCTTTGCCCACCCATTTCGACGGTGCTGTTATCTCGCCGGAGCCGTCAAGCGTTAATGCTTCGTCATCAAAGTAGACTGTTTCGATTGCATCACATTCATGCCCTGCCATTGCAACGCATCTATGCATATATTTATTACCATCGGTCACTTCGTCGTAGAATATTGCCCCGCCAACGACGGTGCGCCCGTATATAATCGCATGTGGATTTGCCGCTCCGCGTGGATTGTTTTGATAACTCACGTCCACACTAGCTTTTGAGGTTGTAAGCGGTGAGCCACTTACTTTAGACGATGAAATCAAAACCAGAGCAACCGCACCCACCGCTAAAGCTGCGCCAGAAACTGAAGTTAGCATAACAGCAGCTAGAGGCCCGTGTGTGCGCGGGTCGCGTAAAGCATGGCCTGCACTGAACCGTTGACCGTCTGTATGTCCACCATAAATCATACGTGCCACCATATATCTGCTGAAATAATCGGGTTAAAAACCAGCCCGCCAACATCAACGAACGCTGCTTTATTGTTTAGAGTAACACCCAAAGCGTAACCCGTGAACCCGTCGTCAATTTCGCGCGCAACGATAGAACCGCGCGGGGGAAAGCCCTCACCACGCTTTAACCTAGTGTCCACCATATCCAAAGGCCCATCATAATCACCAGCCGCCAAACGCTGCCGGAAAAACTTCACTGCTTCTTTTGATGTTGATACTTCTCCGCACCAATCATCGCAAAAACCCCTACTCGTCTGCGCTACAACCGCGCCATTTGCGAACGTGACGCAATCGTTGCCACCCCATTCAAAGGGCTTGTGACGATGCGCCTCTATATATTCGCCGAGCCTATATTCCCAGCCTTCCGCGCGTCTCATTCTCCACCCCAATTTCTTAAATCGTCGCCAAGTGTGGCTACAAAACTGAAGAAATCATCGCCGGGATAGCGGGATTTTTGACTCTGATCGGAATAGAACCGTTGAACTGGGCGATCTAATGTCGCTAGTTCATTTTCCACAGCAACCGATATGATCGAGGTTCCGGCGCTTTCATCCATTTCCATTGCATCAATAAAGCCTGAAAACAGTATTGATGTGGATGACGAACCATTAAAGCCCCACCGCACCACGCAAGAACGGCCTTGGAATGGCTCCGAAAGGGCAAGCGATACAAGCGAGGATGGAACGCCCGAAAGTGTGACCGTCATTCCGCGCGATACTACTTGCGAGGTTTCTTCAGCTTCCGAGACCCCCAACAAATTACCAACGCCAGTATATATTTGCGAGGTGGTTTGTTCTAGCAGAATGTTTGACCCGCTTTCTTGTAGCAGAGTATATCCGCTTTCAGTTAACAACGCATCGTGGATTGTATAATCGCCAATACCATTCCACATATATAGATTGCCGCTGTCGAACTCCATTTCCACAAAGATCAGGGGTTCGAATACTTCGGCTTGCATTGCGTCCAGAAATGATTGGGGAACATTGCGGCCCATTAGATAGCCTCCACAATACCAAACGTAATTCCAAAAATAGAAGCGTTGTTAACAGACCAGTCCATAATGGGTTGGTCTAGCCTAAAGCGGCCCTTTGCGGCAGTCACAACCACCGTGGCGTTATCTGCGGGGCTTTCGCGCAGGTTGGGCCATATGTCCACTGTAACCTCGCCAGAAGCGTTTGTGTCGGCATCCTTTACAACTTTATGAAGTCGCGTAGCTGAACCCGTCCAAAGCTGGATGAAATCGCCCGCCTTTAGATAACCTGTGGTGCTGACTGTTCCGCCGTCAATGGCCAGTGTGGACCCCGTTTGTGATGCGCCGAAAACAACAGGCGTGCCACCAGCCGAACCGCGAGGCGTTAAGGCTTCGGGCGGTGTCATTAGAAATGTTCCGTTACGCCCGTCAAGTTGCAATAAGAACCCGATCCATTCTTCGGCACTGGCACGCTTCATAGGCGGCAAGGATATATCAGCCTCCCACCGTTGCCCTTGATGTCGTATGACTTGTTGAACGAATGTTGTAGGGGATTGCGTGAGAACGTCGGCACGAACTGCGCGCCAGTTTATATCCATCACGCCCGTGACGCTTGGGAATGTCAGTGGATAAGTTATCGTCATCCGAATGCCCCTCTGCGTTGTTCGTCTCGGATTGCGGCAAGCATCATATTTTTAAGCTGCGGAGAGCGCTTGGCTAAGATGCGGTCAAGGTCGCCTTCGCCTATCGCGTTTATTGTTACGGTTTGATTCACCATCACGCTGTTGCTATTTGCTGCCCCGTTGGGAATAATTGTGCCGCTAACC